CGGTTTTACCGATTACCCGTCGAGCGATATTGATTTATCAGTTGAGCAGGAAAAAGCGGCTGGTTTACGGCCTTATGCGTCGATCATTAAACAGGAAAACCTATTGTCGTTTGATTATGAGATGCGCGGTGCTAACAAGTTCCTAACGCGCGTAAATATCATGGAATCGGTGGCGGTTGAATCGGACAACGAGTTTGAAGAGTTGTACATTGATCAGGTGCGGGTGTTGCGGGTTCGTGAAAACGTGATGACCATTGAACTTTGGCAGAAACCAGAGGGCAAGGAGTGGGAGGTTGTCGTGGAAGAAACAGCGACCACTATCAATCATATCCCCATTACGCCGCTATACACTAACCGCACTGGATTTATGACGGGAAAGAGTCCGTTCCTTGACATTGCTGACATTAACGTGACACACTGGCAGTCAAGTTCCAGCCAACGCCACATTCTTGATTTTGTGCGGTTTCCTATCCTTTTCGGTAAGGGCATCTTAAATGACGATCAACAGATAGAGTTCGGGCCTAATCGTTTAATCATGGGTGACAGTAGCGAAAACAGCGACCTCAAGCACGTTGAACATAGCGGGGCTGGTATCGCGGCTGGTGTTACCGACTTGACATCGTTGGAAGCTCAAATGGATGAGCTGTCTAAACAGATGATGACGCGGCGCACGGGTAATGTTACGGCAACGGCTCGGGCGATTGATGAGAGTAGCGCGACTACTGATATTCAAGCACTCGCTAACGTGGTTGAGGACACCATTAATCAGTTGTTGGTGGATCTCGCTTCATGGACAAACGACGATGCCAAAACAATCACGTTGAGCGTTGATTTTAGCTTAGGCGAAACCACTCAACATGATATTGCTGCGTTGCAGTTTGCAGTTACTAGCGGATCTATGAGCAAGGCTGAGTATATGCGTGAACTTGTAAGGCGTGGTATTAAGCAAGTTTACGATATGGAAGTTGATGTTACTGAGATTGAGACGGATGATGTCTTAGTATGATACCAACAGAGCTTTTCGACAAAACAGTCCTTCATCAAACATACCTGCTACGGCGGTCAAACGGAATAACCCGCGACGTGGTAAAATTGTTGATTGAGGCTGAACGCGATATTAAGGCGCAGCTTATCAACACGGATCTCACCAAATATCAAGATGCACGGTTAAAGAATTTATTGGCCGACGTGCAAAAGCGGATCTCAACCGTTACCGCTGATATTTCAAAGACAATCCTACCTGAGTTTAATCAATTAGCCATTTACGAGGCTGGACATCAAGCTGCCACGTTGGGTAGTGTTGTTACTGTGCCAATTGAGGTAGCGGCAACCACTACACTTATCGCCAGCGTAACAGAATCACCGATACAGGGTAAGTTCTTTGGTGAATGGATGTCTACGTTGGAAGCGTCAACCGTGAGCCGTTTAAACCAGTCTATCCGCATCGGTGTGCTTGAAGGTGAAACGCTCAATCAAATGTCGGCGCGTATTCGTGCCGATTTCAAGACGACTCGTAACGCGGCTGAACAGTTGGTGAGAACTGGAACTAATAGTGTCACGAACAATGCTAGACAAATACTGTGGGCGCAAAACAGCGACATTGTTGAAAAGTGGGAGTTTGTGGCAACGCTGGATTATCGAACAACTTTGGAGTGTCAAAAATTAGACGGTGAGAAGTTTGATATAGGTGAAGGGCCACGGCCTCCACGTCACAGAAATTGCTACCATAAAGATACATCAATTCTAACTGATAAAGGATTTGTACTTGTAAAAGATGCCAAGGTTGGTGATATGTGTTGGACAATTAACCAGCAAACAGAAAACATGGAACTATCACCAGTTATTGATACTGTTAAGAATTATGAAAAAACTATAAACAACATCAAAACTAAAACTGTCAACATGTCGGTGAGTAAAAATCATCCTTTTGTCGGTCAGAAACGTGTTGACCATGGATCGTACCGATGTTATGAGCCATGCTTAATTGATGATGTGAATAAGCTACCTGACGGGTTCAGAGTTTATGCGTCAAGTAAGTGGATAGGCAAAGATGTTGACACTGTTAATATAAATGGTTTAGATATTGATGCGGTTGCGTTTGTTAAATTTATGGCGGTATATCTAAGTGATGGAAGTTATACAGAAGGTAAAAATTACATATCAATTGCACGAACAAGAACACAAGGTGTTATCTTTGACATACTGAATGAATTACCATGTGAAGTATCAGCATGGGGACAGAAAATCGCGATAAAATCACCGCAGTTGATTGAGTATGTAAAGCAGTTTGGAAAATGTGACAGGAAGTTTGTACCATCAATTATTAAAGACATGTCCGCTGAGTTACTTAATCACTTCATCGATGTATATTTGATTTGTGATGGTCATATTCAAAAAGGTAAAATGTGGGACGGTTACGAATGTAGATCACTTAAAAAGCTGTTCACAACGTCTAAACAATTGGCCGATGATTTATCTGAAATAATTATAAAGGCTGGACATTCAGTAAAGGTTAGCACTGTAAAAGCTGGTAATGTAGCGGTAAAGAAAGATGGCAGCGAGATTGTTAGTAGGTTGGATTTATATTTGATTAGCATTAATGATACACCATACCGCAATATAAACAAAAAAGACGTGGTTGAGGTTGAATATAATGATTACGTTTATGATGTTGAGGTTGAAAAAAACAACACACTATTGACAGAGTATCAAGGGTTTATATTGTGGGGATCTAATTGCCGTAGTACCACCGTAGCGGTGGTAAAAGAGCCATTGTTCAACGCGACAACGAGATCCAGTTTGCAAGGGCAAGTTGACGCTAAGATTACTTACCCACAGTGGTTAAAAACTCAACCAGCGGCGGCGCAAAAAGAGGTGTTGGGGCCAGCTCGTTACAAGTTGTGGAAAGACGGACGGTTGAAGATTGACCAGTTTACGGACAAAACAGGAAGAACATTAACTCTCGATGAATTGAAAGTGGGCAACGTGGTAAGGCTGGTGTGATTCCAAGTAGCCCTGAGTTTGAAACGATGATGGCGGGATCGTCAACAGATTACACCGAAATTGAAAACGACGGAACACTGGTGGCCAAAGGTGACGCGACATGTTGGGATGATATTGTTGGTAGTTTGATTGCTCGTAGGCTTGAAAGTACTGTCGGGAGATTACAATATAATTACGATGAAAACACCATCACGATGCAAGACGGCGGAAGTATTACGGCCAACGCTGACAGGTTGATGTTTAACTTTCAATATCCACATGCGGCAACTGTTGACGGTATGATGAATGTTCACATCCACTGGGAACAAACATCGACTGACCAAATTGAATGGACGTTGCAATATCGGATACAGAGCAATTTTGCTGACAAAGATGAAACATGGACAACTTGCACATCTAATTCTGTTGATGACAGTGTTGGTGTATATTCAGGCAGTGGCACATTTAACCAGATCACGCGACTATGTGACATTGACATGACTGGCGCTACAATCTCTGCAACTGTACAATTTAGGTTAGCACGTACCGATTCTACAGGCTCGGATATTGAAGCTACTTTTGTTGATGCGCATGTGCTTTTAAACATGTTTGGATCACGGAAAGAGTTTGTTAAATAGTTGTTGACATGGTGAACGGTTGGGTTGTATTGTTGTTGAAACAGGGGGTACAAATCAATGAATAAATTACCTGAACCACCAGAAGATAGCCGTACTATATTTGAACAATCAGAGGATTTTCTCGATTACTTGGAAGATTTTTTAGATAATAGCGGTGAAAGCTCAAGTGGTGATTGAGTATCGAACAAATAAGAGATGTAAAGGCTAGTCGATAATCCTTTTCAAGTCGAATCAAACTCACCTTCGGCCACCGCTGATATTTAAAGGAGTAACAATGTATTGTCCAGTTTGTGCAAAGAGAATGTTTATTGCAAAGCACGGTATCTGTTTAAGTTGTTATCGTAAAAAACATGGGAGTTGTTAGTTATTTAACACGTTCTAAAGCGAGAAAGGAAGGTGCTATCATGGAGTAACTAATTAAACAAACAAAGTACCAGCTCAATTGTGAGCTACATTGTGTAAAAACCCATCTATTTATTTAGGTGGGTTTTTTTACGTTTAAACACTTGACAAACAAAACCACCCGTGTTATGTACTCTACTGAGTAAAAAAACTACACAACTAATAACGGGCGAGATGCCCAACGGATTAATGGCGTGATGCCGAAAGGAACAAACAGATATGAGCTGGAAAATGGACGGTGACAACTTAGCGATTGAAAACGGTAACCCTGTATTGATTGGTGGCGATGGGATCGAAAAGCCTATTGCTGACAACTTTATCAGCGACCTGAACAATGAGGCGGCAACGCGACGACGTGAGGCCAACGAGCTTAAAACAAAACTATCTGCATTTGACGGGATTGACGCTGGCGAGGCAATTAAAGCCCTCGAAACCACAAAAAACCTAGACCTGTCAAAGATGGTAGATAAGGGCCAGTTGGATGAAGTTAGAACGGCTGTGGCTGAACAGTTTCAGGAAAAAGTCGATAAGCTCACTGAATCACTGAGTGGCTCAGAGGGGCAAATTAGACAATTATTGGTGACTAACGCTTTTGCATCTTCCAAGTTTATATCTGACGAAACGGTGCTATTGCCTGAGTTTGCTGAAAGTCATTTTGCTAATGCGTTTAAAATTGAAGATGGTCAGGCTGTAGCATACCAAAACGGCCAACCTATTCTGTCAATGGAAAATGCTGGCAAAAATGCAGGGTTTGAAGAGGCCATTAGAATTTTGGTCAAGTCTCACCCTCAATCTGACAGCATTATGAAAGGCAGTGGCGCAAGCGGTGGCGGATCGCAGCAAAACAATGGTGGCGGTGGTAGCAAGACTATGGCTGATTACAGCCCTGCGGATCTTGTAACCATGCGCCGCACTAATCCTCAAGAATATGAGCAATTAAAAAAGGAGTAACACATGGCGACAGTACAGTTAGCGGATATCTATGATCCTATTGTATTTCAGGACTTGCCAAGCGTAAACGGCATTGAAAAGACTGCGTTTTACAACAGCGGCATCATTGTCAATTCACCATTGTTTACCGAACTGGCGAACAGCGCGGGAACAGTTGCGGAACTACCGTTCTGGAATGATTTGGACGATACCTCAGAGGAAAACATTTCCACTGATGATCCTACTGATATTGCAGTTGCTGACAAAGTAGCTCAAGACAAGATGATCACCCGTAAAGCATTGGTCAATAAGTCTTGGTCTGCTACCAACTTGGCAATGGACTTAACCTTCGGCAAGAACGCATTGCAGCACATCAAGGATCGCACAGAGCGATACTGGGCGCGACGTTGGCAGAACCGTTTAATTAAGTCTTGTAACGGTGTCATGGCTGACAACGTGGCTAATGACGCTGGTGACATGGTGATTGATGTTGCTATTGAAGATGGCGACAACGCACTTGATGCTAACCTGTTTGGTCGTACCACATTCACGGCTGCTGCTTTTACAAGTGGCGACCATGCGGACGACTATAACGCAATTGCGGTACACTCTACCGTTATGAAGCGGATGTCTGATACATGGGCAAGTTGATCATCATGGACGATTCCATGCCTGTTGTAGCTGGCGGAACAAGTGGTTTCAAATACACTTCCATTTTGTTCGGTACTGGCGCGTTTGGCTACGGTAACGGTTCTGTTGACGTACCTGTCGAGTTGGAATCTCAAGCGGCTCAAGGTAATGGCGCGGGCGTACAAACTTTGTTTACCCGTAAGAACCTTATCATCCATCCGTTTGGATTCAAGGATGACGGAACCCCTGCGGCTGAGTCTTACACCCCAGCGGAACTTGCAGCGGCTGCAACGTGGGATCGTGTTGTTGATCGTAAAAACATCCCAATGGCGTTTATCGTAACCAACGGCTAAATAACT